TTTCCGGAGTGCGAACGCAACCTTCAAGGTTGCGCCTGAGAGTGCGGAAAAACGGTCTCGAACTCTCTGACTCTCTGTTTTCGATGGGCTCCAGAATTAACACAGAGTTTTCACTCGGACCCCAGGTGAAAACGGGTTCGAACTATCGTCCACGGGTTCGAGAACCTCTACAGAGATAGCCGTCACCGACTTTCTGCACGTCCGTAGGGAGGAAAGCTTGGGGGATGATTGGGAGTCAGAACTTAACCAACGCGCGAAAGAGATCTCGCTCATGCGTGTGCTGGGACTCTCGACCGATTGTGGCTTCACTTTCTCCAGGAGATGTAACGGATGACGAAGACATTGCAGTCGAACCAGCAGAGTGAGGTGGATGCCTAGTCGGTACCCAGCTCGCTACGAATCGTTTGTGACGATGCCAGTTCGATCAGTTTACAAGCCGCTGAGGCTGCCGAAGAAGGCAAGCCGGCGTTGCGAAAGTTCTCTATGGTCGCTTACACCGATGGCGCAATGCGTCTTGGTGGCTGGCCTTACCCTGTGGTTGTGGACTTCGCAGGCATGCGAGTGACTCGCAAGTCGCGCCCAATCCTCAAGGACCACGATCGCGCCAGTATCGTGGGTCGTACCGACGACATCATGGCCTGTCGTCGTTGAGTGCGCGCGGCTCGAAGGTTTCAATGTTCCACGCGTATTCGTCGACGGAACGATTTCAAGTGGAGGCAAATACCCTTGGGATATCAAATGTAGTAATCCTCTAGGGCCTATAAATTATTTAGAATACGGAAAGGGACATAATGCTTCAATCGGATTCTCGATTGTCTCCCTACAAAGCGGACAGTGGAAATTTCGACTAACGGTATCTAGCAACATGGTTACGCGTGGCCTCATCCGAAACAACGAAATCCGCCGTAGAAGGTAAAGCTCGGTAGGATCGCTTGAGTTTAAAAATTCTAGCTCCAGTTGCTTTGAGAGGTATGCTCGCCCCATCGCCAATCCGTACATGAATCCTTGATGTAGCCTGTCGCTCATAGGAGGTAGCGTGGCGCCATCTCCAGACAATGCGTCATAAAGAATTATCTCTGCGATCGAAAATGCAATCTCATGATACCTCCCGGCACTAATGCCAATCTTCACAAGATGCGGGAACGCAGCGAAACTTGCGTTGTATACAGATCCTTGATGTGAAACTGCATTTGTGAAACCCAAAAACTTTTCGTCCGCCACATCGTCGCCCGAGTACATCTCACGAAGAGTTTGGGGTATCGATGAGGCATTGCCATAGGCATGTCGCAATTCCGACCAAATCGTGTCATCCAAGTCAATCAGCATCGAACATCACCTCACGGAAGGATTTTGGCACACCCAACCGTCTGGAGTTTTTGTGCAATGAGGGACAGTCGGGCCGGGTGGATCCTTCGGATTGTTGTAGGGATCAGTTGGGTCCTTCGGACCTGGATGATAAATCGGTATGTCATCAATTTTTTCGCACCCATCTTTGCATGGAATGTTGTTTATGTAGCAAGAAAAGCTACAGTCCTTGAATTTGTCGGATGCCTTATAATGGTCGCGAATAGCTCGACATTGCCCTTCAGCATGTTGACCTATCTGGTCATTCTTATCGTATGGCGGATAACCAGGGTACGAGTTGTCTCCTCCACTGACAATCGGAATGTAGTATGAGTCAGGCTTGGGACAATTGCACGTAATAATGAGAAAACCGGACGTACGAGGTCCAGCATCACCTCGAGGTTTGAATGGCTCCTTTGGATCTAATGGCTCTGGAAACTTAGGGCCGAACGGAGGTAATTTGGGTGGATCTTTGGGGTCAAGTTTTGGTACTTTGTTTGGCTCGGGTAGCCGCCGTTCAAGCCCTAACGGGTCGACGTAATAGACGGGATTGGAAGCTACATATTCGTGAAGATTGTGTGCAATTGGCGTATAGCCCGCTGGATCTCGCGACAAAAATCGCCCCAGTCCTGGGTCGTACATTGCTAGAGCAGAGCTCGCGAACTGGATTGCCATTTGGCATGCAAACAATGCGATTAGAATTCGTCGATGATTCATCTTCCTGAAGCTCCATTGGGATTGTTAGAAAAGTTTGGCGGTGTAACGTGGTTGAAGGTATCGTAGTTTAGATTCCCTTGCGTCACTGGATTACCAAACCCAAATGACGCAGTCGGATTTGAAGTTGGTGGTCCAAGTTGATTGAATTGCAGATCGCGCTTTTGACGCAATCGTTCTTGCTGCGCAAGTAGCTCTGGAAAGTCATCGATGGTCTTGGGACGAACGAGTCGTGAAAGAAAACCGCGATACATCGGATGTGGATAGTGCTTCACAGCAAGCGAATAACTTACAGCAGCGTCGGAACGATTGCCGCTGTCTTCCAAGCAATGGCCCCGTGCGGCAAGAAAAGCCGCAAAGGACTCGGCGTTCGAAAGTGATTTCAGATAAAGTCCGGCATCTACTTCGTGTTGAGCGATCGGATGCGGCCAGCTCATGTAGTGATCATCGGCGAAACTATTCAATCCTCGATTGGTGCCTTCGACATTCACGCGTTCGCCAGATTTATCCCATCGGCAAAATAGATGCTCCTTCGCGTTCACCAAGTAGACGGGATAACCGAGTCGTCGAGCGACCGCCGTGTACAGGACTGGCATCGAGACACAAGTACCACCGTTTGAACTGCCAACGATACCGTGAAGGAAAAGATCTTGGCTCTTTGTGAAGTCAATATCTTTGACTCGCTCCAAGTTGTAATGAACGCCGAAGTCTTGTTGCAAAACTGTGACCAATATCAACATCCGGAAGTAAGCTTCCGAGTTGTTGAATTCGTTCGGCTTTTGTAAGAACTGGTAGAGGTTGCGATCGGTGTCTATCCTGACCTTCTTCGCCCAGCCATCTAACTGAGCCAGCAGTTGTGCAACGTTCACATTCTCTGTGCCAGGCAATCCATCAGTAGCTCGTAGATTCAGTAAAGCAATGTCCTGCTTGCTCAACTCCTCTTCGGTCATCATGGTCAAGTCAGCGAAGGTTGGAAGAACAGGATCCTTTGGCTGCGTGGCTCGCAATCTAGGATTCGCAGTTTTAATCGCCGTTTGCGACGGAGCAGAGAGACTCCAAATACCTAGAACAGTGACGACTAACGCACAAAGCGCACTCAACGTCCAGATGGCATATAGCCGTAACGGTCTCACTAATTCTTTGCTTGTTTCAGTAGACGCAAGCTTGGAGGCTGCTTTTGCCGTAATAGTTTGTCGCTTTCGTCGATCACGTTTTTTCATCGAACTCCGCCTCCCGACTTGCTTGACTCTTACCCGCAGGAGGTATTAAAGGGCACGCGGAAGCAAAACGCAACAAAATTTTCTTGCGGTAGTCTAGTACACGGTCAACTGCTAGTCTCTTTCGCACCCTAAACCGTCAATTCGAACTCGCACCGGGTATTCCTACAGATAGAAGCGGCCGCTGTGGCTGCGAATGTCTGTTGACAAGCCGCCCACAATAGCGGCCAAGTCCATGGAGGTGCGAGGTGCTCTCGACTGTTCCCCCTTCTTCTTTGTCTGCCCAAGCTCGGCAATCGGAAATCGCTGCGATTCTTGCGGCCGGTATCGTTCGAATGAAATCGCGTTTGGCGATCCGCGATCCAGAAATTGCCAACGATCCCTACAAATCACCACCAGCTTGCCTTGAGCTTTCTCCAGAAAGCGTGCTCTCTATGACCAACGTGGTTAACGACCAGTGAGTCCGCTTTCTAAGGAGAAATCAATGCAACTAGACATCGACAAAGAGGTCGCGCTGCTCCAACGCATGACGGTTGGGCAGCTGCGAGAGAGGTTCGAAGAGACGTGGGGCGAGCCGACCAACACGCGCAACAAACAGTGGCTCGTCAAACGCATCGCTTGGAAGATGCAAGCCAATATCGAGGGTGACATTTCCGAGCGTGCTAGAAGTCGGGCGGCCGAACTCGCACGCGGCACCGACATCCGAACGACGGCCCCCAAGGCTACCAAACCGGTGACAAACCCTGTGGCTGACACGGTGACCGGATTCGTCGAGCCGGGAGAAGACAGCCGTCTACCTCCCCCAAGATCAGTCATCGAGCGGGTCTACAAGGGCCAAAAGATTCTAGTTCTGGTCCTGGAAACCGGCTTCGAATACGACGGAGCAATCTACAAGACGCTCAGCGCTGTGGCCAAAAAGATCACAGGGCAGCACTGCAATGGGTATCACTTCTTCAAACTTAGCAAGAAAAGTAGGGAGCAATGAACAAACTCAACAACAATCGCAGGCTGAACTGTGCGATCTACACCCGGAAGTCCACAGACGAGGGGCTAGACAAAGAGTTCAATTCCCTCGATGCTCAACGCGAATGCGCCGAAGCCTACATCAAAAGCCAAACGCAAGAGGGCTGGAACTGCCTGCCCGATCACTATGACGACGGTGGGTTCACCGGTGGCAACATGGATCGTCCGGCTCTAAAGCAACTACTGGCGGACATCGAAGCTGGGAAGGTCAACTGCGTGGTCGTCTACAAAGTCGATCGACTGAGCCGTTCGCTGATGGACTTCGCTCGCATGCTCGAAGTCTTCGAACGTCATCAAGTTGCATTCGTAAGCGTAACTCAGCAATTCAACACGACCAACTCGATGGGCCGGCTGATGCTCAACGTGCTCTTGTCGTTCGCCCAGTTTGAACGCGAGATCATATCAGAGCGTACCCGCGACAAGATCGCTGCCGCTCGGCGAAAGGGAAAATGGTCCGGGGGGATGCCTCTGCTTGGATACGACATCGAGCCGCAAGGTGGCAAGCTTCGAATCAACGAGGTCGAGGCCAATAGAGTCAGGGCGATCTACGATCTATACTTGGATCGCGAATCGATCATGGCGACCATCGCTGAACTCGACAACCGTGGCTGGAACAACAAATCATGGAATACCAAGAAAGGCATGCTTCGAGGCGGTTCGCCGTTCACCAAAGCAACGCTGTTCCGACTCCTTACCAACGTGACCTACATTGGCAAATTAGCCTACAAAGACGAAATCAACGAAGGTGAACACGACCCGATCGTCACGCTCGATGTGTGGCAAAGGGTCCAGTCCTTGCTTCGACGAAACGGTCGGACTGGCGGTGTCGATGCAAGAAACAAATTTGGTGCCTTGCTCAAGGGAATTCTGCGATGCTCCTGTTGCGATTGCTCGATGACTCCGACGCATACGACAAAGAGTGGGGCCAAACGCTACCGATACTACGTGTGCATGAAGGCCCAGAAGCGTGGCAGACGGATCTGCGAGTCGAGGTCGGTGCCAGCTGCGGAAATCGAGAAGTTCGTAGTCGAAAAGATACGCCAAGTCGTAGAAAACGAGAGGCTTGTCGACGAGGTCGTGCAGCAAGCTGAAGTACAGACACAACACGAGCTCGACGCCCTTGTTGCCGAACAGGACGAGATCGTCAAGGAAATCGAGTATTGGAACGAAGCCATCCGAATTGCTGCCCCCAAAATCAAACCAAATTCCCCAGATGCGAACCTGCTGAAACAGTTAGCAGATTGGCATGAGGATCTTCGGATTGCTGAGAATCGGCTCACCATCGTCAACGCAAAACTAACCCTACTAAAGTCGCAGGCGCTGACATCCAACGATGTAGCAACAGCGCTCGATAGCTTTGAGCCGGTTTGGGAATCGCTCACGGTTCGCGAACAATCACGGATCGTCAAGCTAATCGTCAAGCAGGTCGATTACGACGGTGCCAATGGGCGAGTTACCATCACGTTTCACCCGGACGGAATCAAATCGATCGCCAGAAGCAACAAACCAGAACTTGCGGAAGCCGCATCATGAACGATACATTAAGCGTCGATTTTCAGTTCTCAATCAAGCCTCAGGGCCGAGGTGCCCGAAAGAAAATGGTTGAGAAAAAGGGCCCTTCGGTAGAGACGAAACCTCTAGAACGAATCCCTCGGATCGCTCGCTATATGGCACTCGCGATTCACTTCGAGGGTCTTATCAAGAAAGGGGTGGTCACAGATTTCGCTGACCTTGCCCGACTTGGGCACGTGACGCGGGCTCGTGTCACGCAGATCATGAATCTACGGTTGCTTGCGCCAGAGATCCAGGAGGATATTCTTCTCCAAGTTGGCAAGAATGTCATGCGGGATCAAATTGGGCTGAAGGAGCTTCAGGAAATCTCGATGTATCCAAGCTGGAGTAAGCAACGGAGCGCATGGTTCGGTCTCAAACGCACTAACAAGTGATCGTTCAAGCATTACCGCACGCATCGGACAACCACCATCAGCAACAACAAACCATCCACGGATATCGGCAATAGAATTAGCTAATATATGGTCGGGAAAACCGAAGACATTCAGTGGGCCGACAGAAGACCAGAAAATCTTTATTACATCATTGACCAAGTCCGACGGAGTTTTGCCCCATGAGGATTCGAGTGTGGTTGGCGAATTCGGTTGGGAAGATCCCCGCAAAGGCGCAACCAACATGGCCAAACGCATAAACAAGAAGTTATCTGAAAATGCAGAGGCTTGGTGCGTCATTCCTGAGGACAACGAACGATGTCTTTTCGTTTTGAATTCTGAGTTGGGACGGCGTTCCTAAATTGTTCCATTTTCGGACCTTACGCAGGCAATCCGCTGTGCGATTATTTGGCCACTCTAACAAAATGAGGGCCAAACCTGGCTACAAACAAAGAGCGGAGGGGAAGTACGCTAGACTGCATCCCAAACGCTGAAACGGTCCGTCAACGATTGGAAGCAATGCAAAACCTAGGCCGTAAACTTCTTGTACTTATAACCGACCCTGAATCCCACGGTCCTCTTTTTTCGTGTTGGCCCAGAAACCCCAAGTCTTCGTTTGGCTGTCCAAATAGGTCGAATTGGGAAATATGGGAATTTCCCAAAACCCTCTCTAGGGAATTTAGCAAATTTCCGCGAACTAACCCACTGGCTTTTGCTGGGTTTCTCGTGAATGCACCCGTGAATTATCTCTTTTCCCAAGGCTGTTTTGGGAATTTTCGCCAGTCATAGGCGACGGGTCTTACTCACATCAACACAAAGCACCGCAAACAAGCGGTCGATCCCCACAGGCCTGAAATCTCAGACCTGTTCCTGTGGGGAATCGAGAGGAATCAACAAATGGCAGAGGAAACAACACAGTCAAACCTGGGTGACGACAAATTCGTTCGGCGAGTAATTCTTCGTCAGGTCAGAAAGGTGATCGCGACCTCCAATCTTACAAACGATGATCGAGACGATCTAGTCCAAGAAGCCTACACCCAGGTCACTAAGAGTTTGGAAAGTTTTGATCCTGCGGTCGGTCACATTCGTCCGTTTATCGTCACGGTCGTTCAGCGTCACTTAGGCAATGTTGTTCGTGATCGCAACGTCGCAAAACGTGCGACTCGAGGACGTGTGAGCCTAAGTAAGACCGTCAGATCCGAGGAAGATTCCCATGTGGAAATGTCCCAGGTTCTACACGACAAGGACCAAGATCGACGACTAGGTCGCGAGCGTCGACTTAGTGAAGAGGATCTTAACGACCTTCGTCTTGATCTAGCCGCTTTCATGAAGACCTTACCCGAGAGGTTCCAAGATCTTCTCCGTCGAAGGCAGACCCAAACGATCTCCGAGATTTCACGCGACTTGGGTGTTCCTCGAACCACGGTCAACGAGTGGATGAGAAAAATCCAATCGCTTTTTGAGGAAGCAGGATTTGACAGATATCTCGATGAGTAACCGTCAGTCAACCAATGAGTCGGGTATTTCAACAGATACCGAGAGCATTTTTCTTAGCGATAAACAACCCATGAAATTCTTGCTGAAAGATCCGCTGAAGATGTCAACGCGACTGGTCCCCCATGAGCCTGGAGAACGAAGGTGCCTCAAGTGCGACAAGATGTTTCAATCCAAGAGCGCTGCCAATCGGATCTGTAAACCATGCTCGCAAACCAATGCATCCATGAAGCTGAGTGAATCTTTGATCGCTCGCGAACGAGGCGCGAAACGCCTCAACGGCAACCTTCTCGATAGGAACGACTCTTATCGAATGAACTTTTAATCGGTGACGAAACTGATTCACCCCCCTCTCTTTTTGACTACGGCAATCTTATGTCCCAAGCAACTCTTCCTTCAGAGACCAGCGACAAAAACGTGCTGACCTACTCAGCGCTCAATACGTTTCGCAATTGTCCTCGTAAGTACAAACATCGTTACATCGATAACCTGCGTCCACGGATGAAGGTCGAATCGCTGTCGTTTGGCAGCGTGATTCACGGCGCAATCGAGCTTTGGTATCGAACCGTCAACGATACAAATCGCTTGTGGAAGGCCCTTGATTTCATCGACAGAAGCTTCCCGGAGCGAGCCACGGACGAGAACCAAATGGCCAACTGGCATTTGGCACGAGCCATGTTCGCAGGGTACGCCTCGCGCTACCCAACCGAGGACTTTACGATCATCGAGGTTGAGAAAACCTTCACCGGACAGATTCGGAATCCAGACACTGGCCGCTGTAGCCAAACCTTTGTGATGGCTGGCAAAGCCGATGCGATCGTCCAGTTACATGATGGGATGTATTTGCTCGAGCACAAGACCGCTGCGTCGATCGATGGCAATTACCTGGACAAATTGTGGACTGATACGCAGATCGCACTGTACTCGTTTTACCTCCGCGAGCTCGGCTATCCCATCGTCGGCATCATTTACAACGTGCTCCTAAAGAGCCGTCTCAAGCAAAGCCCAGGTGAAACGGAGCAAGAGTACGAAGCTCGCCACGCGGAACTAGCCGCCAAGAACAAGAGCGGCAAGTCGACGGCCAAACGCCAGATGCCTGAAACCAACGAGGAGTTTCAGGGGCGACTGGCGGCATGGTACTCAAAACCAGAATCGTTCCATCGGGAGTTCATTTATCTCTCTGAAGAGCGGCTGGCCATGCTCCAAGATGAGGTCTGGGAGATCACCCAGCAGTACCTCGATGCACGACGACGTGGCAAATGGCTGCTGAACACATCGAGCTGCTTCTCGTACCAGCGTCCCTGCGAGTACCTCTCGTACTGCCAATCTGGCTTCAATCCCAACGTTGCGGAGAACCTCTATGAGATCACTCCACCGCATGAAGAGCTCACCTCGATCGATTCTGACTCACCCGTTTTTTGAAAGGACTGATTTGCGATGACCATCGTTTTACCGACCGAAGCTTCCAAGCCTGTGACCGAGCTTGGAAAACAATCCATCTTACTCTACGCAAATCCCAAACTTGGAAAAAGCACTTTTGCGAGTAAGGCACCAGGGGCACTCTTTTTCGAGTGCGAGCCTGGTCTGAACCATTTGGAGGTCTTCAAAGTACCGACCTACTCTTGGGAGGCGTTCCTCGAGGCTTGCAAGCTAGTTGCCAAGGGCGACCACAATTTCAAAACGATTGTGATCGATACGGTCGACAACGCATTCAAGATGTGCTCCGACTACGTCTGTGCCAAGCATGGTATCGAGTACGAAGGGGACATGGGCCACGGTAAGGGATGGGCTCTGGTCAAGAACGAATGGCATCGTGTGCTTACTCGATTAGCCAGCTTACCGTATGGCTTGATCCTTATTTCGCATGCGATCGACAAAACGATCGAAACGCGAACTGGGGAGTACACGAAGACCACTCCAAGCCTCCCGGATCGCGCACGCAATGTCGTATTGGGACTCGTGGACATCATTTTGTTCGGTGACTCGGTCGCCAAAAAGGATGCTGCGGGCAACGTTACGGTCGAACGGGTGTTGCGCACCAAGCCCCATCCAACCTACGAGGCCGGTGATCGCACTGGCCGTCTGCCTGAATTGCTACCTCTTGATTACGAGCAGTTCGTCAAAGCCTTCAATTCTCCCGCTCGCAGCTCGGAAACCGGCACCAGCAGCGCAGCGAAGAGTCCCGCGCCGGCAAGCACTCCTTCAGCAAAGGCTAAATAGCTATGAATGGTCATGATTCATTCGAACCAAACTCGCAGGTAGACCTCACATCATTCGATGATGAGTTCGAGTCTGCGGAGGCACCTAGTTACGAGGAGGTGCCTGACGGCAAGTACCAGGTGAAGATCCAGACGGCGAAGCTTGAGTCCAGCCAAAAAGGGGATCCGATGATCAAATTCGATCTGGAGATTATCTCTGGCTCACAGGCAGGTCGGCATATCTTCAAGAACTCGGTCATTACCCAGGCATCTCTTCCGTATGTCAAAGCTGATCTAAAGACGCTCGGCTTGGAGCTTGCCAAGTTCAGTGAACTCTCGGGGCGACTCGAGGAGTTACTCGACGTGACGCTTGAGATTACCAAACGGACTCGAGGCGACTACACGAACGTGTATCTCAACCGTCGGCTTAATATCGCTCGCGCTTCGAGTAACTCGTTAGCAGATAAGAACCTTCCGTTTTAGATGGTTGTTTGTTTGACCGGCACTATTTGATTTTAGCGCCGGTCTGCGGCCGAGACAGGATGGCGTGACAGGGAAACAGTCCTTCGCGATGTGGTTCTTTTGCCGGGTACCTATCGCGTTTCCTAGTCCAGACTCCCCGAGCCTGTCTCGGCTTTTTCTTTCTCTTTACTCCGAGATTTTCAAAAAGGAAAACATGGATTTCCGAATAGTGATCGACTCAAGGGAAAAAGAGCCTTACACGTTTGCATGTGAAGTTCTAAAAGCCAAGCTTGATGCTGGCGATTACTCTGTGCACGGCTTTGAGCATCAAGTCGCAGTCGAGCGCAAAAGCCTCGCTGACTTCGTTGGTACTGTGATTCACAATTACGATCGCTTTTCTCGGGAGCTTGAAAAGCTCTCAGCCATGAACGCAGCATGCGTCGTGGTTGAAGCGGATCTGAATGCTGTGCTCTGCAATAAGCACACCGATTCACTCAGAGCGGTTTCTCCACATTCGCTTCTTGGGGCGGCAACCTACATCGGCATCAAATACAAGGTGCCGGTGTTCTGGTGCGGATCCAGACCTGCCGCAGTTAGGTTTACTGACACGTTCTTGCGATCATACATTCGCGAGATCTCTAGCGGAGGGGGGCTTGGAAATGATTAAGCAAATCTCTGGTTCGGTCGATCGAGTGTACTTCACTAGCGCCAAATTCTGCGCCGGTGCACTGGTCGGCCAAGATGGCGTCCGTGTTCGCTTCCGTGGACCATTTTGCGTCAGTGAAGGTGACTCGGTCACACTCACAGGGCAGTGGAAAAGCGACCCAAAGTATGGTGACCAGTTCGACGCCAAAAGCGTGACTTACGATTTGCCCGAAACCCCTGAAGGGTTAGTGCAATACCTAGCAAAACATCCTGCGTTCGTTGGGATCGGGGAATCCACAGCCCGCAAGATTGTCCAGTACGTCAGCAGCGCCGAGCACCTTGATCGCGTGATTCGTCAGGATGTTCAAGAACTCAATCGTGCACTGCGGATCCCTAAGCAGACATTGCATTCATTGCGGGAAGCATGGATCGCCAACAGCGCACAAAATGAGGTCCGTTCCTACTTAGCAAGCTTTGGGCTCTCCCATCTTCAAATGGAAGCCTTGATCGAGGAGTTTGGCTCCTCGGTCGTTGGTGTGCTTCGAGCCAATCCGTATTTGATCATTCAGTACGTCAAAGGCTACGGATTTAAGCGAGTCGACAAGATAGCAAGATCCATGGGGGTTCCAAAAGAACATCCAGGAAGGCTCGAAGCCGCTTTGTGCTACTTGGTATTCGATGAGGTCAACTCCGGTCACACATGGATATCTCGCGACGAGCTGGTACACAAGGCAACTGAGTTGCTGCTCCTGGATTCGCTTGACTGCCAGTCAACCATCGAGGTTGCTCTCGATCGAACCATCGAGCAAGGGAAGCTAATCCTCAACGAGGATGCTGTCGCTCTGGCCTATTACGCGGAATCCGAGTGGTTCATCCACCAGTGTTTTCAGAATTACGGCAACGTGACTCGTCCGCTGGGGATCAGACCATCGCACGGCGAAGGTCTCAAACGCGCACAGCTAGCTGCCTACGAGGCTGCATTGCATCATTCGATCATTGTGATTTCCGGGGGGGCTGGTACCGGTAAGACCCACACACTGGCTCGCATCGCTAAAACCTTCGAGTCAGCCGAACTAAAGGTCGCACTTTGCTCACCCACCGGGAAGGCCTCCAAGCGTATCGAGGAGTCGCTGCGATCCCAAGGGCTATCGCTTGAAGCAAAGACAATCCACCGGTTGCTTGAGTACAACGGCCATGAGTTTCAAAGAAAGAGCCTCTCGATACCAAGCAACCCAGGGGCTGGCGATACAGCAAACGACGCTTTCGATGTAGTCATCGTAGATGAAGTCTCGATGGTTGATGTCCCCTTGATGGCTGAATTGCTTCGACGCATCGACTTAGACTCCACCAGACTTATTCTAGTCGGTGATCATAATCAATTGCCCCCTGTGGGCGCTGGTAATGTCCTTCGAGACTGCATCAAACATGAGCTTGTTCCGACGTTCATTTTGGATGAGGTCATGCGCCAAGCTGGTGTTCTCAAAACCAACAGCATGGCGATTCTATCACAGCGTGTGATGCCAACGGCCCTGGGCGATCCGGGCTGGAGCGTAATCGATTCCCTCAGTGACCCGGTGCAGATCCAGGTTTACCTGCGCGATTTGGTGCTCAATCGAATTCCGGATCGGCTTGGTCTAGACCCTGTCATTGATGTTCAAATCATCACGCCGACGCATATTGGACCTCTCGGTACCAAGGCCATCAATGGAATGATGCAGTACCTGCTCCACGGTGAAGTCAATCGCAAGTTTGCAGTCGGAGACAAAGTCATCCAGACGGCCAATGATTACTGCATGGGGGTTATGAATGGCACACTCGGAATTATCTCTGAAATCGACACTGAAGCAGGGACGAGGTACGTCGTCGATTTCGATGGGCACGGTCGCAAGCTAGTCCAGGATGACCAGATTCTTAACGTCCAGCTTGCCTACGCACTGACTGCGCATAAGGCCCAGGGGAGCGAGTTTCCATGCGTGGTCGTACTTTGCCACAAATCGCATTTCTTCGCCGATCGGAATTGGCTCTACACCGCGGTGACTCGCGCGTCGAAGTACTGCATCTTGGTCGGTGATCGTTGGGGACTGTCAAACGCTGTGAAAAAGAACAGTGTTAGTCAGCGCCGAACTTTCCTTGATCGCTGGGCCAAAGAGACTGCTCAAGCCACGGAGGTGTCACTTTGAGTGAGGCTATTGAACGAAATTGTCCAGCGAGCATCCGTGATTGCCATCAGTGGGTCGCTTGGAAGTATGTCGAGCGAGACGGCAAGCCGACCAAAGCACCGATTAATCCACACACTGGGTTGCTTGCCTCTTCGACTGACTCATCGACCTGGGGGACATTCTCACAGGCGATGCAAGCCTGCGAGCGTAACAAGTCTCTTGCCGGTGTTGGCTTTGTCTTTTCAGCCGATGATCCGTACTGCGGTGTGGACCTGGATGATTCCATCGACGAAGCCACCAGAGAGCTTAAGCCGTGGGCACAGCAGATCGTCGATCGACTCGACAGTTACACCGAGATCAGTCCTTCAGGCTTGGGCTTAAAAGTATTCATCAGAGCCAGTAAGCCCGGATCCCGCTGCCGCAAGGCGTATCACGACGGTGAAGTCGAGATCTATGATCGCGATCGGTTTTTCACTGTCACAGGGAATCGAATCGTCAGTGTTCCCGACGAGGTGAATATTCGGCAAGAATCCCTCGATGCTGTTTATGCACAGGTGTTTGGCAACGATGAACCAGGCGGTAACGGGACTCCATCGACTAGTCGAGGCCCCCAGCCAAGCGATAGTGGTTCGGTTTCTCTCAGTGACGATCAGATCATCAATCTGGCGTCCCGGCGTCGCTCCTCGGGCGCAAAGTTTCAATCGCTGTGGAATGGCGATTGGAACTCGCATTTCAATTCGGCCAGTGAGGCGGACTCATCGGTGGTCTTTACCCTCGCTTACTACACCAAAGATGCTGCTCAGATCGATCGGATCTTCCGACGTTCACAGTTGATGCGTGAGAAATGGGATCAAAAACACGGCAACGAAACCTATGGACAGCGGACGATCGCCAATGCGTTAAAGAAGGTCACCAAGCAGTACGATCCGACGAAAAAACGCTCTGTTGCCCCCAAGCCACCAAGCCAGATCCCCCCAAAAATCGGTTTCCCAAACACGGACATCGATTGGGATTTCAGAAGCGATCAGACTGAAAACGCTATGGCCGTGGAGTTCATCGACGGCAATCAAACCATATTGCGATATGTGCCATCTTGGAAGAAATGGCTCGCCTGGGACTCAAAGCGTTGGAAGATCGATATCGATCAAAGTCGAACGACTCGATTGGCACGCAGATTGGTTCGCAATTACTGGGACAGGATGCGAGTCATCCAAAACGAGGACCAGCAAGAGAAATGGGCGGATTTCTGCCGACGAGCCAATCGCAAGACCACGATCGAGAACGTCGTATCGCTAGCACGGTGCGATGGTAGGACGACGATCGATCACGAGCTATTGAATCAAAACTCCTATTTCCTGAATCTGCAAAACGGCACACTTGATTTATCCACATCGGAGTTTCGCGATCATCGTCAGACGGATTCCATTACGCAAATCGCCAACGTCGCATACGATCCCAATGCGTCATGTCCAAAGTGGCGAGCATTCATCGATCTGATTTTCGGAAGCGACGATGAAGCCAAGCGATACATCCAAGCCCTGCTGGGTTATTCGTGCTCGGGGGATGTCGGCGAGCATATTCTTCCAATCTGCTATGGCTCGGGTGCCAACGGCAAGTCAACGCTCTGGAATGCAATCGTCGAATTGCTTGGTGACTATGCCATGCTGGCACCTAGCAAGTTGCTGCTTGGCACGACCAACGAGCATGACACGATCATCGCATCGCTCTACCAGCGGCGTTTGGTTGCCATCAGCGAGCCCGATGAAGGCTCAAAGCTCCGGGAAGCTCGGGTCAAGGAATTAACAGGCGACGAGCAGATCACAGCAAGACGGATGCGAGAGGATTATTGGAGCTTTCGACGCACGCACAAGTTTTGGCTAAGCACGAACCATCTGCCACAAATCAATGGCACTGATGAGGGCATCTGGCGTCGCATCAAGCTTATCCCCTTTAGAGTAGACCTCCGGACGGTAACAAAACCTATCCCTGACTATCACAAATTGCTCATTAGCGAAGAAGGTCCTGGAATCCTTAATTGGCTACTAGAAGGGTTTAAAGACTGGCGCAAGAACGGCTTTATTGAGCCTCAATCGGTCATTAGCGAGACAAGATCGTATCGGGGAAGTTCGGATGAGCTAGGTCGCTTCATTGCCGACTGCTGTGAGGTTTCACCGGAACTTGTGGTCGCCTCTTCGGAGCTTTTTGATGCTTATCGAACCTGGGGAGGCGAGCTGAGCCAGGTCCGATTTTCGAAGCAAATGCAGACCCGTTTTGCGCACTCAAAACGCAACTTTGGACGGTTCCGAAACAAGCAGGTTTTCGAGGGCATTTCTTTCTCAAAAAGTGATCAAAATGACTGATTCGAAGCAACACAAAAGACTGTCGAAAACCCTGGAAATTTGCACGTTGCGCCAGGTTGCGCTAGGTCACTTCATTATC